GGCTATTTCCTGATATTCCGCCATCAACCGTTATTATAGTGTTACCGCTCCAGCCTTTTTTAAGATTTCCGGTGCTGTCATACAGCAGATTTCTTCCGCCGATCTCGATAGCATTCACCGCCGCAGTAATATCTGCCGCTGTTGCCGCACCGACCTCGCTTGCTGTATATACAGGCTTATTCTCGGTTTTCGTCCATTCTGGCATATCTGTGATATCCGACACGTTATGTGTATGATTCTTCTCTGCCGCCCCGACTTCTTCCGCTGTATACACAGGCTTGCTTTCAGCTTTTGCCCAGTCCGCTATATCCGTGTTTTTCAGATATGCCGACAGATTCACCGAGATAACCCCGTCAGCCGTTACCGATATATTATCGCCTATCATCACGCCGCCGAGCGTGTCGGCTGTTGCAGGCGACAAGGTATAACCTCCGCTGCCACCGCCGCACTTTATACTGCCTGCCACCCACAGATTTCCTGCGTTATCAAGCACGAGTGCATCGCTTTCGTAACTTCCTCCCGGTGAGCCGTTTCCGACAACAAAAAGTGCGTCTTTGGTCTTGTTGCTGACACCGAAAGCCGCACCGCCTCGATAATCGGATACCGCATACATACCGTGAGCAAAGGACGCTTCTGCTTTCGCTTTGCTGTTTATTCCTCCTGCGTGGCTGTACCAACCGCTTGCAAGAGCATTGTATCCTTCCGCATGGCTGTATCCGCCGTCTGCAACGGTATTATACCCTTCTGCGTGGCTGCAATAACCGCTTGCTGTGGTGTTTTCTCCCTCAGCGTGCGAGCTTATTCCGCTTGCTGTGGTGCTGTTCCCTTCAGCGTGTGCGTATGTGTTGCTTGCAGCTGTACCGCTTCCTTCTGCATGCGTGCTTGGCGCTGTTGCCTTCGTGCCGCTTCCTTCGGCGTGAGCGTATGTGCTGCTTGCGATATTATTTTCATAGTCGTTGAATATCTCACAGCCGATGCCGGTAGCGGTGAACTTGCCGACACTGCTGGCATTGCCGGTAGTGATTTTGTTGTTTATGATTTTCTGCGTATTTCCTGCCGTTGCCTTGTTCAGCACATTAAGCACCTTCAGCTTTTTGTCACCGCAGGCATAGCTTTGCGTATGCTTGCCGTTTGCGTACTCGTCTGTAATCTCGGTTATGACCGTTTCGTACTCTACACTGTCAATGCGGATAGATACCTTCTGTGCTAACTCAGGTTCGGCTTCGTCATCCATAAACAGTGGTTCTATCTCAAAGTCGTCAGATACCACATATTCTTCCGCCGCTTTAAGTGCGTATCTGTCTATCTCGGATACGCTGTCGGTATCGACATCAAGCACAACTTCTTTACGCTTTACTCCGCTTGCGGTATCATCGGGGCGCTTCACGCATTTTATCGTGACATCATCGCCACTACCGACTACGGCATATATAGCATTCTTGTATGCTGATGTTCCGTCCTTGCGTGTGTAGCTCTTGATGTTGTATCTGCTCTCGTCTATTATGATAGTCGGCTTGTCCTCGCTCGATTCCATATGTGGATTATAGTTATCGCCGTCCTCCGCATTATCATCTATGATTAGCCGCATATCGTAAAAATGCGTCTTGCAGTTTTTTAGCAGATTAAAAATTGCCGTGCTGACAGGCTCAAGACGTGTCATGTAACGGTCATCCTGTATGCCTGTAAGCGGCGGGTCTGCGTTGATCTGATTTACAGGCATCGTTATGCCGAACATACCGTATATCTGTCTGTCGCTATCTGTAGCATTAACGATATTGTAGTTGACGATGTCCGAGATACACGAAAATGTCGTGCCACTTGTGACGTAATAGCCGTATGTTCCCTTGTCCTGTTCTTCTTTCGGAAAAAGCGTGACACGAAGTGCAAACAGATACTTCAGATCATATCCGGTGACGGTTATCTTATCATCCTTCTTTTCAATATCCGTAACATAAAGAAACGTTCCTCTTACTATACGCTTTGTCGGATCGCTTGCTATATATGTCTGACCGAGCTTTTCCCCGACTATCAGCATACGGTCCGGCTGTATACATCCGGCTTCATCAGCGTGTGTAGGTATTGTCATCTCGAAACTGCCAATGTCGTATGCTCTGCGTGTATACTTGAAACTTTCAACATCAGATACGATACCGACGAGATTCTGCGAGAATTTTGGCTTCTTTACCGATAAAAAATCGTATACTCTAACTATCATCAGATGCTCCTTACATAATCAAAACGCACCAGCTTTGCTTTTATCGTGCCTGCTGTTGCAATGTTCTTTACCGATAAATTGTTATTGCCAGGATAGATATACTGCGATGTTGACTTTATCAGGTCGATACCGGAACGTTGCGAATACGGTATATACACCTTGCCAAGCAGTCCCCAGTCGATGTTTATCACATCACTTGTGCTCAGGTATTTTGTCAGCTGAAGCTCTCCTGTGGCGCTTTTGTATGTCCCCTGTGGCTCTTTGCCGTAGACGCTCATGCTGTTGTACGACACAGGCATTTCACGCCCCGAAAGCGCAATTATTGCCGAATGCGTATCGGTACCCGTCATGGCAGCTGTTGCCGTTATGCTGAGCATAGCCGGCACTTTATCCTCCGTCTGCGCTGTGAAATTTACCGACTGCGTTTTTCCCGCAGCTGCCGACAATTCCACATCTGCCGCTTTTACACGCCAGAACGGAACGTATGACAGGATCGATATTTTCGCTGTGCACAGCACACCTGCCTGCCGTTCTACCGCAGGAAGCTCACTGACAACGCCCTCAATCTGATATGTCTTGCCGGCGCTGTTCGTGTATTTCAGCGTACCTTCAACACCGGCGGGAAAGTACCGCATGAGCTTTCTGCGAAGTTCGTACATTGTAGCCGGCTTTCCGTTGCGAGGAAGCAGAGCAATTTCTGCGGTGATAGTACGGACATTTGCTTTTGCGCCGTAAAATCCCGCACCGTCAAAGCCTACACGCTCGGAACTGTCGTGCTTATATCCGAGAGCATTTCCCTCAAAGCTAAGCAGGTGGAGCGGTATGTATCCGTCTGCGTCGGATGATGTATTAACATCATCGATAGTCACCGCCGTGCCGAGAACGGTTGAAAATGTGATTTTCTCCATACTTTTCTCCTATCTGATTACAATATCGTCCATCAGTGCGTCCTTGACCGCCTTTGTTATCTGAGCCATTGTCAGAGCCGTACCGATAAGATTGACATTCGCTGTGTTATTCCGTGTGTTGTCGTTATTGACTATGCTTTCAACGGTTTTTGAGCCATCGGCCATAGCCGACATTATCTGCTGTACGGTTTTCAGGCTCTCATTGATTGCGCTGATCTGATTGTTGTAGCTTTTCTGCTCGCTTTCATACTTTGCGTTTGCGGCATTTTTGCGCTCCTGTGCATTTCTCTGCCATTCCTTTTCCGCCTTATCATCGTACAATCCCTGTAACTTTTTCTCCATCTGCTCACGGGAGAATTCGTCAAGCTGGCTGTATTTAAGCTGTGCTTTAACTTCGTTTATCTGCTTTTCAAGATCGTTGTCCTCATTCAGACGCTTGCGGGCTTCGATTTCATCGTCAATCGCTTTTATCGTAGCATCACGAAGCTCTTTCTTTGCTTCAAGTTCACGCTTTATGAGGGCGATTTTTTTATCTGCTTCGGTCTTATATGCCTCAGAGGCCTTCTTGAATTCATTATCGGAACTGCTTGATGATGAAGAACTGCCCGAACCGCTGAAACTGCCTGCTTCCATATAGTTATCGAAGTTATCATACATTGCCTTCAGTGCATCACGCTTGAGCCTTAGATCCTTTTTTGCTTCCCATTCCTGCTGATCGTAGTATGAGTTAATATTTGGTGTGTCGGACGTGCCGATTGTTGCATCGTACTCTGCTATCTGTGAAGCAAGCTTTGCCTTTGCAAGCTCTTTGTACGCTTCTGTGTTCAGCTTTATTTTGCCTGTTTCGTTGTCAAGGCTGACACACTGCGTATACCCTGCGTCTATTAGCTTCAGCATAGTGTCATAGGATATATTGCCGTTCTTCCCCTGCTCTGCGTAGGCGGAAGCCAGCTCGTTAAGATTCTTAATGAGTGTTGATGTGCTGTCGGCAAGTTCTTCGGTGGTTTTTATGTTGTTGTTTTTGGTCTCGGTGTTTTCTTCGGTTTTCTTTGATGATTTTTCGATTGAATCAGTTAATTCGTCAACAGAAACTTTGGCTTTTTCTATTTTCTGTGCTTCATCTTCATACTTAATCCATAAATCGTTGTAATTTTTATAGGCTTCCGTTGCTTCGAGATTTACTTCTTTAAGCCTTGTTACAACATCTTTATAATAATCGGCTCGCTGACGAGCAGTTCCAGTTACTTGATCGTACAAATTAGCATCGCCAAAAAGCGGATAAGTTTTATATGCTCCTCTGCCCGTACCTTCGTGATCTTTGTGTGCGGCAATTGTTATTTTGCTCACGGCGCTCATATCCTCGTCAGAATCTACACTATGAACATCATCATAGTTTCGATTTGCATCAGAGGACGTTAATTCATCATAATACGATTGTGCTTTTGCTAATGCTAACTCTTTTTCCTGCCTTGTTGCTTCTTGCAGTTTTTCGATATTATCCTCATATTTTCCGTTTACGAGATCAAGCTTTTCAGCTGTAGTGCTGTACGTATCATTCAACTGTTTTTGTAATGACTGGAGTTCCTCTGTTTTCTCTGCCGCTGTGCCTGTGTTATTACTAATGGCCTTATAACGTTCAAGCACATCTGATAGTTCATCTGCCTTGTCTTTTGCTCCGTTCGCCGAATCTTTCAATTCATCTATTGACTTTTTTGCATCATCCGATGCGGAAGTGAACGCAATTGTGTCAACCACTAATGTAGCTAACAACGAAGCCATAAGCACATACGGATTAGCCGCACCGGTTGCATTAAAAGCTTTTTGTTTGATTGTCGCAAGTTCTGTCGCAATGCCAAACTCTTTTATTCTCAAGACCGTTGTGCTTATAATATTGCCAATTCCTATAGCAACCTTAAACGTACCGAGAGCCACAGCCCCCGCTATTATTGCTTCCTTGAAGTCGAGACCTACAGAGATAGCCTGCTTCATAAAAGCAACAAGATTTTTAAGCGATACACCTAAATTCTGCGCCCACTCGTCAAGCGTTCCGTCCTGTTCCCATTCTGCCAGCTGATCGCTGACATCTTGCAATACCGACTTTACTTCTCCGAAAGCGCCCTCGCCCATTTTACGCATAAATTCGGACAGATTATCCAGCAAGGTACTGAGCATACCATGCATAGTCTGTGACTGCTTTTCCATCATTCCCGCAAACTTTCCGTTGCCTGTTGTAAGCCCAGTTATAGCCTTGTTCAGATCGTCTATGCCGACCTTGCCTGCGGAAACCATCTTGGAAAATTCTTCACCTGTCACGCCTATGCTTTCGGCAAGTGCTGTCTGAAGCGGTACACCTGCCTCCGCCATCTGCATAAGTTCTTCGCCTGTAACCTTGCCCTTTGCAAGCATCTGACCGTAGGCAAGTGTTATTCTGTCCATTTTTTCAGCATTACCACGTGCGAGATCTCCGAGCTTTGTCATAGTATCGATAAGATTGCTTTCGTCCACGCCATAGCTCATCAGAAGCGAACCGCCGGAGATTACGTTTTCAAGCGTAAGCGGCGTTTTTGCGGCAAAGTCCCGCATTTTCTCTATCATTGCTGTTGCTTTTGATGCAGAACCGAGCATAACTTCAAGCGAGGTTGTATACTGCTCCATTTCGTCATTCGAGCCTATCAGCAGTTCACAAAGCTTTTTACCGCCGTAAGCCGCAATAAAGCCGGTTATCAGCGTTTTCATCTTTTTCATCTCATCGGAAACACCGGAAACGCCTGACTTCTGCTTTTTCAACTCGCTTGTGGTTTCTTTCAGCTCGGTTTTCAAGTCGATCTGTTCAGCTTTAAGCTGTGCGGCTCTGGTGCGTGCCTTGTCAATCTCCTTTTCAAGCTCTGCCATCCGGGCTTTCTGTTCTTTTGTAACTGTGCCGTTTTCTTTCTCGGCTGTTTTCAGCTGATTGAGTTCTTTTTCGTACTCCTTAGCTTTTTTGTTTGTGTCTGCAACGGCTTGCTTATTGAGTTCAAGGGCTTTGTTAAGCTCGGTGAGCTGGGCTTTTATTTCCTGTACGCCCTTAGAAAATTTTGTACTGTTTGCCCCGAAATTCGCAGTAAGTTCCTGTGCCATTATTTTTTACCTCCCTTTTCCCACAGTTCTTCTATTTCATCACGGAAGCGGTTTTCCGCAAGCTCCGTGATTGCTTTCTTCTTTGATATAAGCGCCGCTCTGATGTGCGAGTATGCCTGCACAGCGCCTATCTTTCTGCCAAGCTTATCCTTGCCGCCTTTCTTGCGGCTCTTTTTACCCGGTCTGCCAAACTCTATAATCACGCTTTCAGGATGTGCTTTAATTGTAGCTGTGTCATACCCGGCTTTTACCTTGTACAGCTTGCCTGTTTTTGTTATCTGCTTCGTCAGCAATCCGCTGAGCTTTGTCGGAGATCCGTCTTTATTCGACCTGCCCTGCAGCATTCGCCGTTCTTCGTCTATCAGTTCATCGCCGACTTCTTCAAGAATTTCGGGGATGATTTTGTTGTTCAGCTTGCTATCCATTTCGTTTACTACTTGAATGAGATCTTTAAGGTCCATTCCGGATAAATCAAGAGTAAATAAATCATCGGACATTTTATCGCTCCTTTCAGAAATTTGGGTATAAAAAATCCACCCCTTTCGGAGTGGATGATTTATTCAGTTTTGGGCTTAATCTCTCGTTATATTTCCATCAACTGCTTTTTCTTTGCATTATATTCTTCTTCGGTTATTGTGCCGTCATCAAGCAGTTTTTTGTACTTTGCTATCTCATCTGCCGCACTTATAGCCGAAGCAGGAGAGGCATTTTTGCTTTCATTGTCCGCAATCATAGCCGTAAACAAAGCACTGGCTTTTTCAGCACAATCCTTCATCGTGTTATATGTAAAAGAATCTGCTTTAGTTGCGGTATTAATGAAGTTTATTCTTTCAAGTGTGCCGTCTTTCAGATACACATTGATATATAGTGCCGTAACAACAGTTACCCGTTTTGCTGTTGAAGCTCCTGCCACCGCTCCAACACCGCCGAATAGTAATCCACCGGCAACAGCCCTTGAAAATGCGCCTTTTCCTTTAACAGTGTTGTCATTTACAACAAGCTCATAGTCAATTACTTCGTTGAAGTTGTGAATTTTAGGCTCACCAAAATAGTTTTTTACCCACCAGACAGATTTATTTTTATCTACTTTAAGATCGCCCAATTCATCTGTGACTTTGTAACCACTTTCTTCAATATACTGTTCGTTTTGTTTGCTACGTTTTATTAAGCGATAAAAGCAATAGATGCCTGCCGCACATATAAGCAGCATAATCAAAATAAGTATACCATTCACGGTATTAGTTGCAGAATCAGTAGTCAACAATTTCAAATACATAAGTATTTCCTCCTTTTCTGCCTACATTATACAGCAAGCGGAGAACATTGTCAATACTGCACGAACACACCGCAATCGCCGTTGAGTATCTCCTGCTGAAGCAGATACACCGCATTTATCAGCGACACCACCATATCGACCTTGCCTGCGGAACGCTTTTTGTTAACGTATTTATTTAAATTCGTGTCCTCTGTACAGCGGGCGTTGCTGAAGTTAATTTCAAGCAATTCGTTCTTTGCGAAAACGACATTTCCTGTGAGTATCTGTTCTTTGAGCCACTTTGTCGGAGCGTGGAGTACGCTTGAATGCTGTCGTATCTCTACGCACTCTATCGGATCATCGGCGCTTTCGAGCTTCTGCACTGTGGAGAGCGCATTCCAACGGTCGAAGCCGAGCTGAGCTATTATAACGCCGTACTTTTCTTTCAGCGTCAGTATGTAATTCTCGACAAAGCCGTAGTCTATGATATAATCGCCGCACGCAAAGCAATCACCGTTTGCAATATGCGTCTTGTAATTAACATGTTCCTTTACCGATTTTTCCTCAACCTTTTCGGCAGGAACAAATGCTACCACTTTAACATATATCTTGCCCTCGTGATAGCATATCATAGCGAGCGCTGTGTTATCCTCAGTCTGAGAGAGGTCAAGTCCGAGATAGACTATCTTACCCCGCCAGAACTCGTCCGGCACGTCATCAGAGCAGTTTTGCACGGATATAAGGTCAACATAGCCCTCACTGCCTATGCCCTTGTACTGAATATTACAGTGCTTGCAGAGAAAGTTCTCACGCTTGTTTTCATACAGCACGGCAAGCTGACGACTGTCCTTAAGCTCCGAGAACAGATCCGCATTATCCACAGCTACAGGGTTCGACTGTAAAAGCACGCTATCATTCGTCTTCCAGTCTGGGACAATCTCTATATCAGGCTCATACAGTAACGCAAAATATCTCTTACCGGAGATGTACACCCCGTCAAGCTGTTTCTTTGCTATGTCGATTTCGTCCTTTAATCCGTTATCATCATTCGGGTACTGTGTAGAGATCAGTATACCGAGCTTGCTTTTAAGGTTAATCTGTGAAGAACGCATTGCTTCAATAGGATAGCTGTCCATTGCGCCAACCTCATCGGCAAGAAACAGGTGAGCCAGTTTACCGTCAAGTCCATCTTTACTATAAGCAAGCGGAGTATACTCCGTATCACACATCAGACAGCGTATCTCAGACCGCATAACCTTGAAATGCTTTTCAAGCAGCGGAGAGGATTTTATAATTTTCTTGATAGCAACCTTAAGTTCGCTTGACAGCTTTAAGTCGGGAGCTACAGAGAACAGACGGGAAAAGCGTGGCAGTGTCAGCATACCGATGATGAATATTACCGCCGCTGTGAACGTCTTGTAGTTCTTTCGGGCGATTTCGAGCAGTCCCGTGCTGTAATACAGCTTCCCATCTGTTTTCGTGCAAAGCACCGCATAGATAAAAAGCAGGCTGTAATTTTCAAGCGATGAGTACATATCACGGCCTAAGTCCGGGTGCTGTATGGCTTTGAGCAGTGCGGTTATCTTGTTCCATTCCTGAACATCTACATAACCGTCATCGACAGCTTTAAGCCATTCGGCGCACTGCTTTCTGACGTATCTTCCGACCTTACCGGAGCTGTCCGTTGACGCCCACACGGCATATTTGTACGCACGGCTGTCTTTAATCGTCATACTGTACAAACCTCTCTGTCGGGGCTTTGTACCCCATAAACGTTGCGTAGTCGTTCCATCTGTCCATTATTTCATACAGTGTGGAATATGTAAATTCTTCCTCCGTCCGCCCCATAATATCTATAAACAGACTGCGGAGCTTCTTGAAGTCGGGCTTTTCTTCTGTCGGCTTACTTCCCACTATCGGCGCAGGAAGTGCGGCGGTCGTAGCGGCAAGCACCCTGTCCTGCAGGTATTCCTGTGATAACTGTGTTGTTAGGTCGGACACTATTTCGGAACGCTGTGCCGAGCTGAACCCCAGTTCATCAAAGCAACACCGAAGCCCCGCTCTGATGTAGTCAAGCGGCAGAGGGAATGTCAGTTCAAACGGGCTGATGCCCTTTTCTTCCGCTTCTATAAACGCTTTTATGTCATATCGCAGATATAAAGTATCTGTGATGTAAATTTTCTTGTTTAAAAGTTCTGTGAACATTGTTACTCCTTTTGAGGTATAAAAATACCGCCCTTTTTAAGAGCGGTGAAATTATTATTTTTTACAAGTTAACATTTGGCTTTGTTAAGCCGTTTGTTTAACGTGATATCTGGGCCGTGCAAGTTAAAATCAAGCACAATCACTCAACTGTAATGTTTGGCGATATTCTTAACACACTATTGCATTTATTGCATCGAAATTCACGAGCAGTCGAAACATCTTCTGTGTTAGTGGTATAATATCCTTTTTGGCAATCTGTGCACTTGATCTTTTCGCCTTTTCTTAACCGTTCTATGAGTTCATAGCCGCTTTCCATTTATATATCCACCTTTCTTCCACTTAAACTCGGGATAATTGTCTTTGGCAAGTTTTACTATATATCGTTTTTCTGCAACTGTTAAAGGCCTGCCTGTTATAAACATTTTTTCTTTTGCAAAACAGACAGCTTCGGCCCATTGGTTTTGGCCTATGCCATAATATAAATGTGTAGTTTCGTGTATCACCGTCTGTGCGGCCACTCTTTCATTTGCAATATTACGCGCATACAGCCTGATGGATTTTCCTTGTTGCATTCCCCTGTTAGTATGACGCACTTCAGAATAATCGAAGATCGGTTTGACACCTTTTTCTGATAATTTAGCCAAAGCATCTCTACCGACACTGGATTTTTCCATTAAATCAACTACATTCTGCAATTCAAAATTAGAATTTTCAGAATTATTGAACAACTCGAAAACATCGGTAGCTTTTGCATAATTTATTATACTACTCTCTGTCAATTTGTCAACATCTTTTTTACCGTTATCAACCCCGTTACCGCTTGTAAATCTGCCTGTGTGCGGATCGTGGTTATGGTTATACCTGAGCAGTATTCCTATCGCTTCAAGGCATCTTTCCTCTATATCCGCAAGTAACGGATCGTAAAGTTCACTGCGGCATAAATCAAGCAGTTCTATGTATCTTAATATCAGTTCCATTTTTCACCTGTAGATAATTTTCGGGGCAGTTTCCCGCCCCGTCATATCTGTACTTTTTTTTACACTTCAGCTACAATAATGCCTGAAGCGGTCGCAAACCATGCGTTAATGCTTGCCTTGTCTGTAACGGGATCAAGACCCTTTACGCAGTACATATCAACGCCTGTGTTGATAAGCGCCTTGTAATTTGCCTGCAGTGCAAGGCTATTGAATGTTACGCCGTTCTCATCAGTCGTCTGTACGTTCTCGCCCTGTGAAGTAAACTTGCACTTGGGGAACTTATAAAGGTTTATCTTGCCGTCTGATGTCATAGTGCTGTAGATGCACATCACATTGGGTACAACATCGTCCTTACCGCTTTCAAGTACGCCTGTTGACGTATTTACTTTTGCGCCGAAAAGCGCCACCTCGTCAGCGGAGTTTGTGTTCACAATTGTTACGTCAAGCGTACCGCCTGCCTTAGCTACATAGCTGTCAACCTCAACGCCGCTTGCATACTGCGATGCACTGTTCATCTTAGGAGTGTACTTTGTTGTGATGAGTATGTCCTTGATCTCGGTCACATCACCGTATGCCAGCGTATCGGCATTATCCGTTGTCAGCGGCGCATACGCAAAACGCTTAGTGCATACAGCAGACTTACGATCTGTACCCTGTATTACTTTTGCCATAGTTATGTCCTTTCCTCATAGAGCGTAAACTCCATGACTAAAATTTTTCTGTTGGGATAAACATCAAACTGCGATAAATCGGTAGTGCCGGTAAATATACCGCCTACATTCTCTATCGCCGTCTGCGTTTTGTCATACAGCTCAATGTCTGCCTGTGGCGAAAATACGCTCACAGACAAGGAATACTGCCGTATATTTGCCCTGCCGGAGCTGAAGAACGTATCTCTGTACGATAAATTGTACACCGCATACTTCTCCGGTTCTTCGCCGTCCTCAAACTCAGGCATATAGCTGTAAAAATGCTCAAATACCGCCGAGAGTGCCGAATCAATCTTTTCTGTTATCATTGTCAGCCTCCTCTCGCCAGTATCAGCTTTATATGCAGGTTGCTGTCGGCCGCTCCGGTTGTTTCGACGTGATACCGCTTGCCATCAATCTGTACGACAGACTGACCGCTGTATTCACGTCTCCACATATACACCGTAAGTTCCGACTTGTATCCTGCCGTTTCGGCGGCATATTTTGCCGTTACGCCAGGCTCGGAAACCTTTGCGTATACGGTCTTTACCGCCCTGTCCGCTTTGCCCTGCGAGCCGTTTTTCTGCTCGGAGGATATGAGCGTGATTTTTCTGTTAAATGTCATTCTCATTCACTCCGTTCAGCAGATTTACGCTGTGCAGGGCGAGTATCTGAGCGGTCACGGAGTTCTGCGACGCTCTGTCGGACGAGAAGTCACGGGAGGAATACATATCGTTTATAAGCACTAAGTAAGCCACCGTGATGTCTTCGTATTCGTCTATCTGAGTATCGTCAAGCCCCGTATAGCCCTTGATATAGGATTTCGCCGCTCCGGCACAGATTTCAAGCATTCCGTCCTCGTCATCGCTGACACCGCAGAATGCTTTAATCTTTGCGCTTGTTACCTCGCTTAGCTTCACTTTTCTCCTCCTTGTCTACAGGCACTATGTACCCGCAGGAGAGCAGGTCGTTCAGCACAGGACCGGCGGGAAGCTCACGCTCCTCGCCTTTTGCCATACTGACGGTGCCCGAAAAGTTGGTCGTTGCCTTTACTGTCATAGGTTATTAGCCTCCTGCCTTCTTCATCTTAAGGGCGGCTATCTTCTGAGCGTTCTCGACCTTTGCGTCAATCTCCACCCATGCGATAACGCCGACAGCGTGCTGTGTTGCGTACTTTTCGTTGAGTATCTGGATAGACACGTCTTCGGAAGTCTTAACTGCAAGACCGCTCATATCGCCGTAGTAGATAGCTGTCTTTTCGGAAGCAATAGCCGATACGCTGTCTGTTGTGTATACGGGCTTGCCGAAAAGTGTATAGCCCCACTTTGCCGTTGCATCGGGATTGAGGATATATCTGCCCTCGTTGTCCTTGAGCTTTCTTATAGCGGTTCTTGTAGCCTTGTTCATGATCCAGCAGGCATTGTCCTGATATACATCGGGAATTGTTTCCTGCAGGTCGATAAGCTCATCTGCTGTGATAGCTGTCGCCGATGCGGTCGTTACCACCTGTGTAACACCTGCGGCAAGACCGTCTATCTTGCTTGCTGTGCCGTTGATAAGCTGGTTTTCAATCCACTTTGCTGCCGCAATCGAAACCTCGTTTATAACGTATGAAACGATGTCAAACTGCGAGTTGTTGATAAGGCTTCTTGAAACCTTAGAGAGCGCACCTGCAAGATAGCCCTTGAGTTCAATGCTGAGGAACTTACCCGATGTGCTTGCAAGGTCCGTAAACTCTGTAGCATACGCCATTGAGATAGCCTGCGTTCCTTCGTCGTAGTAGGGAATTGAGAGAGTACCTGCAAGCGTGTATCTCGTTGCCATCTGATAGATAGGGCAGATGTCGATAACCTTACGGATTATCTTGTTTGCGATAGTCGCAGGGATAACTGCGCCGTTATCGCCCTTTGTCAGATTGACATCTTCTCTTGTTTCGACTATCTGGCCTGTACGCAGATAGTTTTCGAAGGCTCTTGTTTCTGCCTGTTCCTTGTTGGTTGCTGTGCCGTCTGACTTTGCAGAGTTCAGATTAAGAGCGTTCTGCTCCTCGATTGAGCGGATTGTCTTGTTCAGTGCTTCGACTTCCGCCTTCTTAGCGTCATAGTCTGTCTGCTCCTCTGTTGTCATCGCTCTTGTTTCTGCTGTAGCCTTATCGCAGAGTGACTTCATATCGGCGATAAGAGCATTTCTCTTTTCGATGAGTGCTTTTAAATTCATACTGTTTCCTTTCCGTCGAAGTAATCCGACATAAGCTGTAAAATTTCTATTTCCTTGTTGTAATCGGGGATAAACTCCCGGATTTCACCTGTTACCTCGACCGTATCGTTTCCGGCACTGCGCTGTTCCGTCACGGTCGTTTCCTCGCCTCTTGTTTCTATTGACGTGGCGATATAAGCGGGATTGCGGTTGAGAATTGACACCTCGTGCAGTGTCAGCCCCGTAATCATTCTGCGCTGTACACCCTCGTCACACGGCTCAAGGTGCGCCTGCGCTCCCGAAAATCCGAAGCTCCACCCTGTCAGATGTCCTGCTCTCGCCTCTGCGATCACTTCTCTGTCGGTGATGTCGGCTTCTGCGTGAAGTCCTATGCTGTCCTCACGCAGTTTAAGCGTTCCGTCTGTAGTATCAAGCACCTTGCTGTGGTTGAATCTCAGTTCAACCTTCGGATGATCCTTAAGACTTTTCGCAAACGTACCGCTTACGATACGCTCAACAAACGGTGTTGTCATACCCGGTGCCATTGATGCAGGCAGCTGCTTGCTGTCACGCTCGACAGCGTTTACATATCCGCTGATGTGCATAAGATCAGCGGAGCGGATTTCGATTTTCATTTTTATCACTCCTTTCTGTGTTGTGGGTATAAAAATACCGCTCCAAAAGGGGCGGTAAATTTATTAAGTTTGCTTGTATTTGCGCCGAACTTCACAAAAAACGGCTGTTTTTGCAAAGTTTGTGTTCAAGTCAAGTGCAATCGATTGCACGAGGGCATAAGAAAACCGCCCTTGTTAAGAGCGGCCGTCATATTCAATTTCATTCTTCGTCCTCGTCATCTTCCCATTCAGAAGCGCAGGGCGGTAAACCGTCCGGTGTTATCTCGTCAAAATACTTGCACGTATCTTCGACTGTTGCTTTCGGATTTTTTTCTAAATAATCTATGACTTTATCTGCCGTCTGATATTGCTCTGGGGCTTCAAGAAGGCAGATAAAACTCATATATACATCATAATTTTTACGTGAAACGTCATCGTTTGGCGGGTATATATATTCAGGAATTGTATCCGCAAAACGTTCTATAATACGTTTTTGATATTCTGATTGATATTTTCCGTACAGTTCTTCTTTTTTCATAACTAATTCTGCCTCCATTTCTTTCGTATAATTATGCCGCCCTCTCCGTCTGATTCTACTTTATAACGATACTTGCCTTTACTTATATATCCACTTTCTCCTTTTTTGCTACCCGGATAAATGGTATTAAACTCTCCGCGCAGCTTTGTATAAGTCTTTGGCTTTACCTGTATACCGCTGTGATTTTTCTGTGGCGATGGTGCATACTTTGTTTTAGCCTGTGCTTCATAAACCGTAGTCACTATGCCGTCATCGCTGACCGTAACGGATTTAATTTTCCCGCCCGGCGCATTCGTAAACTTACCGTCTTTGGCGTGATAAGGGTTTTCTCTCTTTTCTGCTATTATATCACCCTCATCGCCGCTTTGCAAGCCCGCATCATCAATTTTAGCGTGGCTGTCGGTATTCGGCGTGTATATCTGCTTTGTTTTCGGATCATAAAGCACATCGTTAAGGCCAAGCTTGATAAAGTCAAGTCCAAGCGGTGCAAGGTTTTCCTTGAAGCGTATTTCGTCAGGTTGTAAGAAATTCGCCGCAAGGCCTATCTGATATGCCTGATAGCGTGTCAGAATATCCGCTTTCAGAAGCTCGGAAGTATCTATGACAAAATACTTGTTATGCTTTTCTTTCTCAAGGAGCAGTGCCCTGTTAAGCGCCATTTCAAACGCAGAAACAACAGGCAGTACTGCTGTTCTTATGCTGTTGATATACGTCCTGTCATCGGCTCTGCCTGACAGTACATCGGGAGATAAGCCAAACAGCATTGCTATCTGCTCAGCGTTTGTCACCTTGTTCTGATTTAACTGCATCTCAACGGCGGTAGAACTGCTTTCCTTGAAGTCAAGGCCGTTCTGCAGTATCATCATACCGTCGCCGTTATTGCTATAAAGCTTTCCCCATGCTTCACGTATAGCCTGCATCGCTGGCTCGTCTACTCTGTGTTCTGTGCGCAGAAAGCCCTTTTTGTTGCCGCCTCTGCGGCTCATCGCCTTTTCAAGCTGTAAAAGCATATAGCTTGATGTCAAGAGCGTGGGATTCTCGGCAAGTATGCTTACTCCCTTTCCGCCGTCAACGCTGTTACGGCTGAGAATGACAAAATCCCACGGATTGTACATTCTGCCGTCAACGAGCATACGGAGCGTCTTATAAATAGCGTCGGATTTTTTCTCCACACTTACAGCACTGTCACGGACGTATCGGAGAGCCAAAACCTCGTTTCCGCTCCGCTCTATGTGCATATATCCTGTTCCGTCAAGGAGCATATCACGGATAACCGCACGCTTTATTTCTGTCGGGTTCAGAGTATCGCCCGATTCTTCGTTCAGCAGATACAGACGGTTATCTTCAGTGATTTCCGCCGCTGTCTGAACTTCATCGTTGCTGTTATACAGCCTTATCGGCAGGCTTGCTATTGTGCCGGCTATAAAATTAACAGCCGCTGAAACCGCAGGGATCTCAAGTGCCTGTTCTCTCGTTATATTGCTTATCTGCTTTAGCCCGAAAGCCACTTCAATGTCCGTGCCTTCAGTTTCACGCCTGAATATCTTATCAAACAGCCCCATTATTCTCGCCTCCCTGTAATATCTTCATTAAAGCGTCATCTTCGGGCTTTTCCGCCTGCTTCGGTATTGCTCTGATAGCGGAAAGCACCGTCCAACCGTTTTCCTTTTCGATGTCGCTCATCATTTTTCTTTTCGTCATGATCTTGCCATCGCATTTCATCGACTGTGTGATAAGGCTTGTGTATGCCTTTGTAAACTTGATTATTTCACCGCTGTCAAGTTCTTCCTTGTCCTGTTGCTCTTCAAATGCGGCGTTCAATTTATCTGCGGTCTGCCGTACCACAAGCATATCCGTTTTCACTTGCTCGATTTCCGATACAAGCTCACAATAACGGTTGATCCCTGCCGAATAAAGTGCGTCGTCTTTTCCGACAACTTTAAGCAACTTCTGGATACGCTGAAATTCTTTATGTGCCGTTTCATTCTCTCGCACCTGCTTAAACTCTGTCAGCTTCTTTCCGGTAAGCTGTCTCAACTCCGCATTTTTACGGCTTTCCTTTTCTTTCTTTGTTCTGTGCCCTGCACAGTTTTCTATTGTTTTTGCTCCTCTGGGCATATACTCACTCCTCTCAAAGTCATATCGGGAATATATTGTGTAAAGAGGTGGCGGTCAGATGTCAGACCGGGACCCCTCAAAAATCGCAAGGGTAGGGGGGCACGCCATATATTGTGGTGTATGGTATCGTACCACTATATGTTGTGGCGTGAAAAATCGACGGTACAAGTCATAGTTGCCAGTTCCTGCCTGCTGATACGCCCACGTTCCGCCGCCTCGTGATGATAGCGGCACAGCGTTATAAGGTTATCGTTATCAAGCCTGCGGTCATAATCGACCTTTAGCGGCACGATATGATGCACAGACAGGTCCGTGCTGTTGATAACGCCTGCCGACAGGCACACCCTGCAGCAGTGACCGTCACGCTCAAGTATTTCATCGGCTTTTCTGCGCCATATCTTGCGGTTACGAAACCTGTCGGCTTCGCTGTCTCGTATCTTCTGTGTATACTTTATCCCGGCTGTGCATTCTCCGGGCTTGTGGATCTTGCCACATCTCGAACAAGCTTTTAACATAAATTTAAGATATAAGAAAAGCACCCTTTGCAGAGTGCTTGAAGTATTCGTCACCGTCCGCACGAAAGAATCAGAAGAGCGGACGCTCGACTAAGAAAAAGGAGGTCCAATGGATAACTCTTGTACGCATAATTGATAGAAAAGGTGACCTGGCGGCTTATTAGCCGCTCCTCGGTCACTACGCTTTCGCTTCTTTTCTATCGTAATCATACCACAGATGCAATAGGACATTCAAGGACATTTTGCACTCTCAGAAGTGCTTTACCGTGAAGTCGGCATATCTGCTTATACGAGTAATGCATCTCACAGGCAATATACTCAAATGTCTTACAGTTTATGTACCGTGCTATCAGTATCAGCCTTAACCGCTCGTCAGCCACTGCCGATATAGTATGCTCTATCTCAGCCTTGACACGGATAAGTTCGTCTATTTCTGCGTTTATCTCTTGCTCCAGCGTTGCGATTTTTGCAACAGCCATACCAACCTTGTCCGATACCCCGCTGCTGTGTCCTCCGCCCGATGACGGCGATATGTTCGTTGCAAGCTCTCTGAACTGTCGTTGCTGTTCTATCTTTTGATTTATGCGTATGTTGATAAGGTGATAGCGTGATAGGTATTCTTTAGCGGTCATTGGGGTGCTCCTCTTTCTGCACTGCCTCATCGCAAAACTCTTTTGCAGAACAGCCTTTGCAATCTTCTGCTATCGGATGTCTACAACAAAAACTGCACTCTTTTACTAAAGCAACTCTGTCTTTCGGATCTGACCAGTCCATTTCCGTTTTTCCATCGACGTAATACTTGTCCATCTCAGGCACTCGGCTGACTTCAATATCACAGAAATTTGCATCTTCACAACAACTTGTGCATAATGCGAGCGATTTTGCTTTGCCTCGTGTTTCGGCGAAAACGACCGCAGAACCAAATTCGTATTTTTCATTTACAAGCCAGGCTTTCATGTTTCCTCCTAAACTTTCAGCATTTTGCTGATTTTTTTGTCGAGCTTTTGTTCGGCTTCGGCTGTGCTTTTTAACACTCTTTCAAGTGCCGCACCTTTTGTTATTTCTTCCGGTGGTATATTTGCCAACTTAACGCTTTTGCCATCACCGTAGGCTATGCACATTTGATTTTTCCACTCTTTATATGCTTCAAAAGCGTCCTTATGTGCTTCAATAGCCTTGTTGTAATCGTCAAGCATTCTTTTCGAGGCTATATATTCAAGCTCGCCCAAAATTGCTCTGATGACAAAATCTGCTTGGTATTGCTGTCTGAGAGCCTCAATTATGTCTTCCTTTGAATATTTGGAGATTTTTTTAAGTAACTCCAGCTTTGCATCTCTCATTTTCTCTCTCCTATCAACTCAGGATTATCGTAAATGTTGCCGATAACCTCAATAAATGCACCTGCTTCCTCCATCTCCACCCAAAGCAGAATATCCGTGTTTGCGGTCGATCCACTAATTCGCATCAACTGGAAGCCCCAATTATATTCGCCATTTGGATTTCCGAAAAGTACAACCGCCGTAAAAACACAATCAACGTTAGTGTCTGTGCATTTAACAATATCTCCCTCAAAAATCTTTCTGCTGTTCTTGTCAGGCAACTCTGTGTATTGACCTACGGTTTCGGGAACGACTTCCCACAAAATCAATTCTGCATCTATCATTCCGTCTATTCCTCCACGATGCTCATATCCGACAATATAAGTCTTACCGTCATCGTCTTGCAAAAGACCACCTACAATCCACTCGCCGTTATCTACTCGTTTTCCACGAAATAATCTTTCTCTCATCTTCATACCTCCATAATCCGTATACCTGCGATATAGGCAAGGTCAATATTCCTGCTCTCTGCTATCTGTAACAGCTTTGTAATGCCTGTATCCATATCAAGATACCCTCTTGCTTTGCTCACGCCTATACAGCCTGCATAATCATCGAATACCTGCATAGCCTCGTCTGTTGCGTCAAACAGCTTCTTCAGACGATCGTTGCCGAAGCCGAACGCTTCGTTAGCGGCAATGGCGATACAGATACGATACAACGCAAATAACTCCTGCATTTCGCCGTGCTTTATTGCGTCTTCAAGGCTCGCCTTGCTTGTCAGACTGCTTCCTGCAATATGTGATTTCATTTTCTGAGTACCCCCATTCCGCACGAATACTTATCATCCGTGACTTCCGCCTTTCGTATACAATGCTGTGTTTTCGTGCTGTGATATTTACAATATCCGCACTTTACCTCGTTGTCAAGGTCGTAGCCGTCGCTGAATGTCTGCTTTTCCGCCGGGCTGTCAAGCTCGATAAGAAACATCAGATTGCAAGCACAATGCCATAAATGCGGCATACCGCTTTCGGTATCATTGATTTCTCCCTTACGGTACGCTTCAAAGTGTCGCATAGCCGCCGCTATATAACGCTGCTTCTCGACTTTCTTCCACGACTGTTCATCGGTATACTTCTTGACACCGTAAGTCCTTATTTTGCCTATCGCTTCAATAAGGCTTGGCTCTACCAAGTCAAGCCTTATCTTTTCTCCGTCAAACTTATTCTCGTCACCTATCATCCTTAAGTGCCTCTCTTCCGTCGTATATTTTAGCCATTCTCTTGCACAGCTCACAGCCGTGTTTGTTTACCTCGCATAACAACTCGCCTATTGCTTTGCCACGCTTAGCGTTGTTTCTGTACGCTTTTTCGTACAACTGGTACTTGTCAAACTGTTTTACTGCCTGCTTGCGCTCTTGTGCACCTTGCTCCTTTGTTATCTCGCCCTCACGGAATGCCGCATACGTCAGGCGCATTGATTTATACAGCAGCCCCTCCGCAAGTGTTGCATCGTCCGGTAGCGGCGTGTTGTGCCTTGCAAGCTCGATTATCTCGTCAGCCGTCATCAATCAGTTTAAGCGCCTCCTCCGCTGATCTGCATACCCCTGCGATAGCTCCATAGCCTTTCATAGCGTTCAGAAACTGTTCCTGCTGAGGTCTTACCTTGCCTGTTGCCGTTTTTACTTCGATAAATACTGCCTTGCAATCAGACTTTCGATACCCAAACAGGTCCGAAAAACCTTTAGGAAGCCCTGTTGATACTGTTCTTCCGTCCGCTGTGCTAAACACACCGACATTTGCACGGAAGATAACGCACTTTCCGCTTAACGCAAGGCGTATGCTGTTCTGTATGTCTATTTCTTTTATCTGAACCAACCCCATTCTTTAGCTTTAACATACGCATATCCGGGCTTATAACCTTTGATTTTTGCGTATGCGTATAATTCTTGTATGCTTCTACACTGAGTAACGTCCTGATACTCACTTGTAATCATAATCAGCTTTGCTTCTTGCTGTTCCTTGATTTCTCGCTGTGTTTTTTCATAGACGTGCCCGCAATTCGGGCAGACATCGGCAGGCTCATGGGTAAAATAACATTCAGGACACTGATTTATCTTGATCTCCGCTTGTGCTTGCTTCTTTGTCGGTGCTTTCGGTTCAAGTGTCCATTTGCGCTCTGCATCCGGCAATCCGTGTCTGTGTACGTTTCCCACATGATCTATGATAATAGCTGTCTTACCGGGTTGATACCTCATACATCTCATAGACTGCTGTATATACAGAGTTAATGACTTTGTAGGTCTAAGGAGTATAGACACCGAGCAATCCGGAACATCGAACCCTTCGGATATCAGATCAACGTTACAGAGTATCTTAATCTTGCCTGTCCTGAAGTCTGATATTACCTGTGCACGCTCTGCTTTAGGTGTACTACCGTCGATATGCCCTGCCGGTATACCTGCGTCGCAAAACTGCTGTGCCATTGCCGTGCTATGCCTTATCGTTGCGCAGTAACACACCGCCTTACCACCGTCTGATAACTGCTTGTAAAACTTTATAACATCACCGTATATCTTAGGTTTGTCCATCAGTAATTCAACATCTTCCGCCGAGTAATCACCACACCGTGATGTCAATCGTGAGCAATCTGCAAGAGCAGGAGCATAATACCGATACGGTGCAAGCCTGTTATTTTTTATCAGCCACTTTGCTGTAGGGCCTTCTATGAGCTTGTCGTTTATCTCTCCCAGTCCACCGCCGTTAAGTCGTACCGGTGTCGCCGTCAGCCCCACGCAGTACGCTTTCGGAAACGCTTCATACACCTTACGATATGTACTCGCAACACAGTGATGGTTCTCATCTGTTATTATCAGTGTAGGCTGCTCAGTATCCTGCAGGTGTCGTGATATAGTCTGCACCATATTGACAGAGCATAAATCCATATCAACACCGTATCCGTTAAACGTGCTGTATATCTGGTCGCACAATTCCTGTCTGTGTACCATAAACAGGACACGATTATGATTATCTGTTGTACGTTTCGCAATCTCTGATGCTATTACCGACTTACCGCCTCCGCACGGAAGAACGATACACGGCCGTTTATAACCCTCACGCCAGGAACGTGAGAGGTTATCTATCAGAGTGCTTTGATAGTCATATAGTTGCATCATTGTCGATACCACACAGCCAGTCAAGCGATATACCAAGACAACGTGATATTTTATATGCGTTATCAAGCGACGGCACTTTAGGGGTTATAACTCTTTCATAACTGCTGATAGTCGCCGCTGAAACGCCGACAGCTTGCGCAAGCTCGGATTGCTTTAGCTTACGTTTTATTCGTGCCATCCTTAATCTGCACGAAAACATCACTTTATCATAATCTTTCATTTCTTTACCTCCTTTGGTTACACCCGTTACACAATAGTTACACCGTAGGTGTAACACCGTGAAACCGCTCTATGACTACGATTAAGACACCTTGTTACACCGTTACACCTAAAAACGCATTTCTCTATAGAGAAAATCTATATAAATACAATGATAAAATTGTTTATAAAGAATATAACGTTATACCCGAAAAAGGTGTAACATGTGTAACATTGCTCTCAAAACCGCTTGCAGAGTCAGCTTAGCTGCTACACATGATGTGTAACTTTGGTGTATCAGGTGTAACGCTTAAAAATCTATATCGTCGTATTTTTCATCATCTTCCGACGGAAGCGTCAGATGTACACACCGTGTACACAGGCCGTTAATCCTCCTGTTTACAGTGTTTTTGCCCGCTTTGTCTATCTCGATAAGGCGGTTATCACGCAGATACGATAACAGCGCCTGCGAATTGTAGCCCTCGTCCTCACACGCTTTGCGGAACACAGATGCGGCAATATATACCTCTCGCCTATCACCCGAAAGAATACCCCATTGATCAACGGGTTTGTCCGGATTGTATATAAAGCGTGTCGAATTTAAAGCGACAAAACTGCATATATGCTCATACGCTCTCGGATTGACGCTTACGGAAGCCTTAGTCTTCAAAAATTCGGCTACTTCTTCCGTTTTCAGTGCCGTTTCCTGTATGTTCAGCATTTCGCACATCAGCGTGTCCGCTGTGAGTATCAGAGCTGCGCTCTGTGCCTGTTTCTGCATTATGTCATAATCGGCTATCAGCTTCTTTTGATAACTGTCAAACAGCTCCTCAGCGTGTCCGAAGCCGTCTTTTATCAGTTTTTGCACAAACATTTTGCCAAACGCTCCGTAGTTTGCTTTTACCGTGTTTGCAACGTGTCTTGGATCATCAAAAAACTTTTCCTTGCACTCAATCTCAATAACTCTGTTTACAGAACCACCACCGGAGCGTGCTGTCGTAATTGGGCGCTCGCCCGTTGTTATTACTGCGTTTTTCCATTTCGGCACTGCGTCAAGTCCGCCGAGCTTGTTACCTCTACTCCTACCTGAGCCTTCGGTCAGCATATATATCAGATTGTCCAGATCTCGCTTGTCGTTGATAATCTGTAGCTCATCGAGTATGTACGGCAGATTATTATAAAACGCCGCCGTTTTTTCCATGCCGACGGTTGTAGCGTTAAAAGTCATGATGTAATCGCCTATTTCGGGATTGCCCCATATACTTGCCGCTGTCATTGCAAGGACCGTCTTTGCGCTTTCCGTTTCGCCCCATAAATGCACCCAGAAGCAGTTACATCCGAGCGGCTTTACAAGTACAGATGCAAGCGAGGAAGCAAAGACCATTCTTGCCGCTACCGACTTCAAGCGGATATTACGATATATCACCTCATACCACTTGCGAACATCTCCTACCGCCTTCACGCTGTCATAATGCTTCTTATACTCTGCTTCGCCGTCAAACGCTATGCTGTCGATATACGGCGCAAAATCAAGCTGTTCGTCTGCTTGCGTAATCCAGCCCATGCGAGTAACGCATTCGGTTTCGGGGAGCAGTTCAGGGTTAAGCTGTTCGATTTTTGCAAAGTATTTTACAAGAGCCTTTGCGCTTTCGCTTGTCACCGCTATACCGCTGTCTGACAAATCAACGATCTTGTTTGCTGATGATATTGTCTTCCGGTCAACGATGAGATAGCGGAACGCTCTGCCGCCTCTCGAATAGGCGATTTTTATCTTTTCAACGCCCGTGTTGATATTGCAAAGTCGCATTATCGGCATAATCGGATGTGGACAGACAGTTTCGCCGTCAAGTGATACTCCGGTATAATCGCATATATAGTTACCACAGATAAGCTGCACCGGCTGGAGCGGAAAGTTTGTAGCTGTAAAGGTTTCCGAAAGATTTTTCTCGTACTTTCGGCAATAGTTGCCGAGCAGGGTCATAAAGCTTCTTATTTTAAGCTCTGCCGCCCGCTCGGTTACTCTTGCCTTCGCACGCTCAAACTCGAATGGATCGTCAATAAAAGCACAGCAGTATTGATATGGTTCAAGTCCGGTGAGAAAATCTTCTTTCGTAAATTCCTCGACCGGCTTTAACTTTTCAATGTCATCTATTGCCATTGACTTTTACCTCTCTTGTATCTTAGAATGGATAATCTTCGTCTGTAGGCGCAGGTGCTTCAGGCGGTGGCGCTATCACACTGCCAAAGTTGCCCATAGCGTTGCCCTGATCAAGTGGCTTATCATCAGGCTCTTTTAAGCCCTCAAGCACAGCACCGACCGAGTGGAACGCCATGAGTTTAACCGCCCAACCGGTAGTGCCGTCCTGCTTCTGATACTCCTCATTTCGGAATAAACCGCCGACAAGCTTACCCTTGAAGTTGTCGGCGTACTTATCACCCCACACGAGCTTGAAGCTACTGCTGTTAGACTTTTCAACGCAAGTGTGGAACGTTTTTAAACCTCTGCTTGCAAGTCCCGTCTTGGTGTCGAGAACAAGCTGATTAACGATGCAGCCCCACTTCTTGTTTTCTCTCGTATCGTTATCGAAACGCTTCTTGAAGTAGCCCGGCTGTTTATCGCTCTTGTCGGTATCGAGATAGATTTTTATCATATCATCGCCGTTTCTTGAGGTCGTTTCCTCAACCTTAAGAATCTTCATGACGTGACCGCCTACAGCAAGTCTCTCGTACTCGCCGAATTCCTGTACATCTTTGTAACCTTTAGGTTCAATCATTTTCTTTATCCTCCGTTATGTTGAAATATTCTCTAATGGTGTTGTCCACCATCTTTAAGTCGTTGTCTATAGCTGTATCTGTGAACATATCTATAGGCGATTTCTCAAGGCACTTATCGTCCTGCTTGTTCGTCAAGAAGACGTATCTACCGTCTTCGTAAACGCTTCTGAGGACTACAGTACACATGCCTTCTATGCAGACTTTTTCGTCAAGCAGCTTGCCGATAGTCTTCGGTTTCATGTTTCCGTTATCGTCTGCGTCCGTGTGCATCATCACATAGACGATCTTGTCCGGTGGCAGTGCCTTGATATTCTCAAGTAAACTCCAAAACTGATCTGCAACGCTGTTGTAAAAGCTGTATATCTGATTGCCTGTGCCGGTTGACGAGTGCCCTCTCATAAACTGATTTGTCATCAGATAGCCTGCATCGTCTATCACGATAGATTTTGCTTTACACTTAGCAAGTCCTTTGACTATCGTGTCGTAATTGTCTGTGCATAAGGTCTTTGGCGGATTTTTGAACGGCAGAGGTTTGCCGATTACGTTAAACACGGCAAAGTCCTGGCAGTGCCTAAGTGAAGTACTTTTGCCGCTACCGCTCCGCCCTACAATTAAAACCGGTATACCCATTACTTTATCTGCAGGTTGGCCTTACTTACAAGTCTTGCACCTGCTACCTCCTTTCCTTCGTTTATTGCTGCTTTTATTGCCGCCTTGTCGGGCTCAGGCGCTTTATATCTCAGATACTCGTCTGAAAGCTCCTCGATATTGTCTATCTGCACTTCCGAGCTCTTGCGGAAAGACAGTGCAACTCTTGCGGTCTTAAAGTCCTGCCCGCTGAGAGCATCCGACAGCAAACGCTTTAAGCTGTCGATTTTCTTTTCAGCGGCTTTCTGGCGCTCAGCAAAAGCCAGCTTTTCGGCTTTGAGCGCCTCTGCATCTGCCTTGAGGTTTTTAACCCATAAAGCGATGTTCTCGATTTTCTCGTCACGCTCAAGCTGTATTTTCTCAAACGCTTCAATGTCTGTGATTTCGCCCGTTTCCTCGTCTAAGAGCGAGTACAGGCGAGTGTCGATGTCGTAAAGTGATGGCATTATATCTCCTCCGTCATTTTATTAAAAAACTGCTTTGCTTTGCTGACAAACAGATCGTGATTACTGTCTTCGGAATTATTGCCGATGAACTCGCAGAGCCGTT